CACACCAGGGTAGGCACTGAACACATTGTCAGTGGGATCTCCACGCATGCACTTTTCAAACAGGATCCATTTAGGATCAGGTATCACTTTAGATTCCTTGGTCTTCTTGTCGATCACCAACTTGCCCTTCTTGTCCAGGATACCTTTTAGTGTGTGCAGTTCATCACTGATACCGTTGTACTGATTAACGTTTTCTGCCAGCAACTGATAGAAGTCTGTGTCTGAACTCACGATAGTGTGGTGATCATCGGGATGGCTCTGTATCCAGCCCGCCACTAGATCATCTGCTTCGAGGTTCTCGTGACGCAGTACTGTGCAGTTGCTTTTTTCTACAAAGAATGTTTTAAGGTCATCAAAGGCTTCCCAGAACATCCGATCTTCTTCTTGTTCACTTTCAGTAAGTGCGGCGCGAGCCACAGCACGATTGGCCTTGTAGGGTTTGTAAAAGTCCTTGCGCCAGCTACGACCTTCGAGGCAGATGACCACATGGTCTGCCTTTTGATCGCGCCAGGCTTTGTAGATGCTGGCAAGTGTTACATGGATAGCAAAGCCCACTCGTTCTTCACTCGTGGCCGCTCTATGAGCACTGTGCCTAGCACGGAAAAATGTATTTGCTGTATCAACGATTAGATAGTTCATAGAGTAATAATAGCATATTATTTACCCCAGGTCAACCACTGTTTTCTCGTTTATTTAGAATTTTGGGTTAATGTACCATTCTTCGGTATAACCATCACGTAGCCAAAAACGACTGCGATCAGTTCGAGTAAGTCTATCTTTGTACTCGTTTTTGATCACACTACGAACCACGTGTTGCATAACACCATTATAGGTTCCTCGGCACTCTTGGTTGACGCTGTAGAATGATCTGGCACTGTTAGAAATAAAATCTAGATAGGTGTTCAATGACTCTTTATCCATTTCGGGCATGCTGTCACAGTTCACAACCAGATCAAACTGGTCAATGCGATGAGGAATCTGTTCAGGAGAAATAAACTTCACAGCAGCTTCATGGCTTTCGTTTGGCAAGCTGATATTTTCTGCTCCGATGTTTGCAGCCAATTGGTACGCTTGGCATGTGGCCACACTGGGAATGTCTACCATGAATAGATTGGTAAATCCAAGTTTATGCAACCAGTATGCGGTAAAACCGGCACCACCGCCAATTTCTAGTATGCGTGTTTCTTTAGGATATTTTTCTGTTATCTTGAGTGCAATGTACAAGGACATCAGATCTCGGTCGCTGAACAGTCCCCTAGAGGTTTTTATACCCCATAGACCGCCTTGCCACCGTGGTGCAACTATGGTATTAGGAGCACTTTGCAGTAGAGTATCCTCGGCTACGGCCAGAAACGAAGCACCTTGTTCATGATTCTGTGGACTGATTACTCCAACATACTCCATAACGCCTAAAAAAACATCCCAGGTTCGAAGCAGTCGCATTTCTTGTGCCTTGGGATATTCTTTCATGATTTCTGTTTCTCCACTGCCTTGACTGATGCCATGCATGAGAGGACTCTGGTGCATGAGGTTCAGATGCTCATGTGCTTGTTCTAGTTCTCCATTGCGCATCCAGTCCAGGAAGAATTGATGTTGTTGAACAATGTCTCCCCACATGTGTCCAGACTCTTTAAGCCATTGGCTGGATTTAATAAATGCAGATAAGCGTTTCATCAACACAGGATCAAACTCTAGATCACCTGCTCCCCAGGCACCCGTGGGCTCATAAGGAATTTTTTGTTGTGGTGAATTACGAGTGGTCCAGGTCATATCTCGAGTGAGATATACTCTATAATCGTCCTGATCAAAATTCTTTGTTTTAATATGAGTGTGTAGTGTGTGCGTCATCAGCTGACCTCGGTTCTGCCACCACCTAGATTTCTGCGTGACACGCGATTCTCTGGAGTTTGGTTTGCTTCCCATTGTTCAAAGTTTTCCATGAGAACATTACGGCAAATATCCTGGAACCATTGATCCACAATCTGTGCATCATCCTTGCCCTGGTAGCCGGCCTTCATGAGCTTGGACACAAAGATATCGTTCCAATCCAGTTCAAATGCACCATTCTGCACATTGTCGGGATCTAGCTCAACACTGACCACGCTAACATATGGTTCGCCTTTTTTAGTAGCGGCCGCTTTGGCACTGGCACCAACCTTGAGTTTTGGTTCTGCAGGTTTTTTAACTGGTGCAGTTTTTGCAGCCACTTTCTTGGCAGGAGTTTTTACAGCAACAGGTTTTTTAGAAGTTGCCATTATTTGCCCCAGCCATTGCCCCATAGATCCACATGCAAGCGGGGACTGTAGTAGTAACCACGTTTGAGTGCTTCGTCTGCCATGCGCACACGATTGGTGTTGTAGCTTTCAAGTGTGCCGCCAACTGGCATGATGTATACAGGACCCAAGAAGCCACCACCACGGTACTCGCTCACGGCTTGATCGACTTCTGCAAAGTCTTCAACCTTGTCAACAACAAATTTAAGATAGGTAATACCAATTTCTTGATACTGTTTAATCACGTCAGGTTGAATTGCTTCCGACCATTTTTCGCCACTTACACTGAGTTTAGGACTCACACTAAAAGTCATTTCTCTCCATTTACCAATATGGCTTTCCATGAAGTCTGGATCCATGTGCCAGTTCTGGATCCAGCCGTGAAAGTCTTCATCCAGCATCTGGGTACCATTGGTCTCAAATGTAATGTCAGCCAGGGTTCTCAGACCAGGATGTTCCAGTAGTGCAGGATAGTTCTTTTGCCAACCTAGTAAAGGTTCACCTCCGGTGATCACAAGATGCACATGATTGCCGTTGGGCTGTTTCCAGTCACCGTTAGGCAACAAAGACAACATACGAACAGCAATAGCATCATTGTCCATGGATGGACTGAATTCTTTGAACTTTGGATCCCATGATGCATAGCTGTCACAGCCTGTGGTTACCAGAGGCAGGTCTTCAAATTTCTGATATTTGTCTGGACTTGCACGTACAAGTTCCAGTACCTGCTCACGTTCTGTGCTGACTTCACCTGGCTTGCAACCAAATCCAGCACATTTGAAGTTACAACCAAATGTGCGCATGAACACACTGGGCACTCCTACAAAGCGTCCTTCGCCTTGTGCTGAATAAAAAAGTTCGCTGATTTTAAATTTCATTTTAGAATTTCCTTAGATACTTTATTGTATAGATTGTCAAAGTTATTGTCTAGCCAGTCATCTACCGTTTGTGGATTCCAGTCTGGAATGACTTTCTTTAGCTTATTTAGGTTTGCGGAGCTCTCCCATTGATATTTCTCTACCATGTGTTCGGGCATGGGTACAACCATTATCTGTGCATTTTCCACGCCTACCTTGCGTTGTATGCTGGTAGCAATATCTTTAAATGTGAGTTGGAGGCCTGTGCCAACATTGTAAACACCACTAATTTGTGCTTGTTTCAATTTCATTATTGCATCAATGCAATCGTCAACACTGATAAAGTCACGTGAACCCAGGCGACCTTGGTGCGACCACACAGTGAGCCTACGCTGTGTGATTGCTTGTTCAACATAACGGCGTATAGGACTTGGTTGTTGCTTGTGACCTTCGTTGCGTCCATATACGTTGAAGAAACGCACACCAATTACTGGCACTGTGAATTCTTGTACAGCACACCAGTTGTCCACAGCTAACTTGCTTACACCATATAGGTGTTGTGGTTGCACAGGTCCCCATTCAGAACTACCATTCCATGGTCCGTAGATACTGGCACTAGAAGCATAGGTAATTCCGCAACCGTGTTGTTCAGCAAAGTGAATCCAGTGTTGAGTATCTTCAATGTTTTTGCGAACAAGATCATCCCAGTTGTCTGCAATAGTTTCACTGATTGCACCCATGTGAAAAACCCATTCAATAGGTTCTTGGGCAGTCCAGGTTTTGCCGCGATCTGCCCAATCCATGCTGTGTACCTTGTGCCCATGATCCACAAGGTATTGTTTAAGTTCGCTGCCTATAAAGCCGCGATCACCGGTTAGTATTATCATCTTCCCTCGTCCAACCACGGCCACGTTCCCGCTGGTGCCGTTCTATAGTTGCCACGGCCCGGAATTGTATGTCGTACACCACCCACCGGATCCTCGACGTCACCCTGGCGACGGGGAATAAGATGGATGTGAGGCCACGGCACAGTTTGACCTGCACTTTCGCCGTAATTAAATCCAATGTTGAAACCATCCCACTCTCCTGCATTTACTTGATCAATTCCATGGTTAATAGCATCCATGACTGCTTCTTGTAGAATATCTACTGTGTTGTATTGTGGAACAAACAACATGTGCCCTTCGGTGCATGGATACTTGTCTAGGTACACTGTAACATGAAAATCTTCACGTACCACAGTGGTCCAGGGAGTACCGGCTTCTTCTCGACTGTCTGGAATGGTTTCAAACACCTTCTTCATTGATCACCCTTCGTATATTGAGCTGTTACCAGCGTGTTCGAATACCTCAGCACTTACTAGACGCACACGAGGAAACTCGTCGCCTAGCAAGTTTTTGTATTTGTTGTCTGGCAGATCATGCAACCACTGACTAACATGCTCATAGACTATTTGTGCAAACATTTCACAACCAACGCCAGCAACAATGCGTAGATCACAAACACCGCTGTCATTGTATCCACCTTTGATGTCATTCATTTGCTTGAAGAAATCCAGGTGAGGATCATCTTCTGCCACAACAAAGGTATGATCAAACATGCTGTCTAGCCATGCTTTGACTTCCTTGAGTCCTCCAAAGTCTTGTACCCAGTTATTTTCATCCAGTTCGTCTGCTTCAAATACAAAGCGGAATCCTAGACTGTATCCGTGGATGGTTGAGCAATGTGAGTGTGTGGCCTTGTGTTGTCTAAAACAACAACTAAAGCCTCTGTCGTTACCGTAAGTTTTTGTACTGAATCGTCTTGCCATGATTTTCTCCTATGTTAGATTATAGCATAGGCAGCAGAATTTGTATAGCGGGATGATGCTCAAAGACCGCTTAGAGAATTATTTATTGCTAGGGCCAATGCGGTCATCGGGAACCTGATCAAAGTAGCCTTCCTTGGCCATTCTTTGTTTCAGTTCTTCTGCACCTGCAACACGTTGTCTAAGCTCACTGGAACTGAAACTGTGATCTCGTCCGTTAAAATACAGATCAATATTACGCTTGATACAGATATTACGACCTGTAAATTCTTGACCTTCGTACTCCACACCGAGTATGCGTACATCAATAGGTAAAACAAGCAAGAGGTCTTCTAGATCTTTTTCTGTGTTATACACCCAGATCTCGTCCACATACTTACAGCCTACCAGTTGCAGTTGTCGTTCAACCACACTCTGTACCGGACGATTTTTATTAGGCCGGTCCAGCGTTGGATCATTTTGCAAAGCACAAATCAAGTACTCGCATTGTTCTTTTGTTTCACGAAGCATAGCAATATGACCTGCATGTAGAAGATCAAACGTTGAGGCTGTGAAGCCAACTCTTTTTCCATTTATCATTTCAGTTCTCCCACCAGTTTTCCCAAGGAAACACCACCCATGATGGTTCATCAAGTTTGTTAATAGTTAGCCCTACGTAGTCCACGTTCTTAAATTCACTGGCTTCGTTGTTGACTAGAACCGCGAAGCGAACAGTGTTGTTCCAGATACCTCCCCATACAGGATCATCGGGCAAACATCCACTTGCCCAATCTTCCTGTATCCAGTTTAGTGTACGACCGCTATCGTTAATGTCATCCACAATCAAGATGTTCTTGCGAAGTGCAGGGCTAGATGTGATCCGGTCAGGGTCGCGAACCGCAGGAGGCTCAGTGCCTTCGTATGGAACATAACCAAATGCGTCTTCTGCCATCCACAAATTGCTTTCAGGTCCAAGGTCAGCATCACGGAAACTGACGTTTAGTGTTTGCATAGGAATGTCGAGATAGTGACTCAACATAGTGGCAGGCACAAGTCCGCCACGTGTGATTCCTACAATGTAGTCTGGCCGCCAGTTGTCCTGTGCCATGTCTCTTACAATTTTGTGTATCCATGTTCTTACATGTTTGTCATTGTGATATAGTTTCATTTCTTGGTACCTTTATGTTATGATTAATAATGTTGTCTGGCCATTTCTTGTGTGAGATCGTGACATACAACCTTAAACGGATTTAGTGCTACTACGCCGGGCGAGATAATCTTCATTGTGTTCCCAATCTGTTCGTGGATCTCTACCTACTAAAAATCCCCATGCGCGAGTGTGTGGTCCGGGCATGAACAAGGTCCAGGCAGTCACGCCAGGATCCAGTTCAATCCGATGATAACTGTTAGCACTGCAAGTGCGAAAGTGTCCAGGCCCACGCCAGTGACGAATCTCGCCAATCTTGTGACCAAGGATGTTAAACTCTGGAATCCATTCATAGTAGCCACCTTTCAAAATCAATGTAGCATAAGGCCAGGGATGATCATGCACATCATCTGGATCACCCTTTAGAAATTTATGCAGAAATATGTTAAACGGAAAACGCTCTCGTTCTTTCAAGAACAAGTAGTAGCGTTCTAGATACGGCTCGTTGTCAAGCCTATCTGTGATGATACGTTTGCGTCCTAGCCGATCAAGCAGTTTCAACAGCATCTACTTCTTCTTTCAAATAGCGGATCAATTCCTTGTCCGTGGGTTGTACTGTGTAGTTGGATTTGAAGAATATCTCATATGAGTCGGAACCATATTTGCCTATTCCATACAGCATTGTAGCATCATCATGATCCCAAGTCAAGAAGTCTTGACTCATTCGTCGCAGTGTGTTTTGCCGTTTGTTGTACATGCCTAGTGGAGTAATCACTTCAATCACTTGTTCGGGTGTGCTTGTTAGGAACGATTCAGGATCAAGCCAACGACTTAAGAATTCAGGTAAGACCGTTTTTACTGGTTTCCTGCCTGTTTGATTCAACATGATCACACCAACCATGTGCTGCCATGCTCCGCTGATCTGTTGCTGGACCATAAGATCATCACGCAATTTTAACATTGATGCCTCCCACACTGGAGCCTTTGTAGTTGTCATCTTTTAACAAATCATTCACTTGTGTAGCGGTCAGCGGAGGAACAGCACCGTATCCTAGGTCTAGTGTCGTGCCTGTGGATGTTTGGGTTTGTGCCCAGATTGTTCCCGGAGGATAAGTTCCAGGTTGCGGCGGCCAATTGGGGCCTCCACCAGGTGGCCACTGGGGTGGTGGTACATAAGGGCCAAGCGGAACGCTTCCGCCTCCCAGACCTCCGCCAGGGTAGACTCGTTTTTGTTGTTGATCAGTTTCAAGTCTTTCCAACCTCCGGAGGATAGTGGCTTGATCATCAAACATGCGGCGCAATGGACCATTACGTCGATCGTGTTGTGTATGATTACGTGCCAGAGCCGCAATGACCATTAAATGCTGTAAGGTCTTTTGTACGCCAGGATCGTCACTGGCAATTGCTTCATCAAATAAATCAATGAATGCTTCTAGGTCAAAATCTGACTGGTCTTTTTCTCTACTTGGCATACTGGTTCCCATGTTACCACTCTGTGGCTGAATTGTCGTCTAGATATTTGTCTACCATTGCATTTGCTTCTGCAAGATCTACGGCATGTACGATAAATGTCACCATACCGTTTTTAATTGAAACATCAAATGGCACCTTACCATTGAACATAAAATTCTCAGGCTCGGATTTAATGATGCGAAATTCCTGCATCCTTCGAGCCCTCTCGATTAGATTTTGTGCGAACTCCGCAGCATTTTTCATACTATCTCCTCAACAATTCCTAATCCTTCTGCTAGAATTAGCAATGACCCTGCAATCAGTAAGTTTCCATCAATTAGAAAAACTCCTGCCACAATTCGTAATCCGCTTTTTGCCAGGCTCACATAAAAGTGTCCTCGGCTGGTATCTTTGGGTTGAACGTCTATATTCATCTTGGTGCAAAGTCCTGTTGTAGTTTGATGTTGTCAAAGAATTCCTTCTTAACACCAGCATCCTCTTTGAATGCTCCGTGTAACACAGTGGTCTGTGTCAACGAACTGTGAGCCATGATGCCACGGTTCTCACAGCATCCATGTATGGCCTGTATGTACACGCCAACATCTTTGGATCCTGTTGCTGCCATTATTTCTCGGGCGATGTCGTTGCAGAGTTCTTCCTGTAGAGTACCACGACGAGCGCACCACTGAGCAATACGAGTGTACTTGCTAAGACCAATGAGCTTTTGAGCGGCAATAATCCCGATATAAGCAACGCCACTGACAGGTTGGTGGTGATGACTGCACATACTGCGAAGCTCACTGCGTACCACAAGCATTCCTTCGTAGCGGTCTGCTGAATCATTTGGAAATGCTGTTGCGTCTGGTGCTGGTTCATATCTTCCTGCCATTATTTCGTTAAAGTACATCTTGGCCAGTCTACGTGCTGTACCTTGACTATTAGGATCGTTTTCACGATCGATCAGCAGTGCGTCTAGCACACCTTCGAATGCCACGGTGGCTTCATCAATCAGTTTATCTTTTGTAACATCTGATACGTATTCACTAATGTTGTCGCCTGCCCAGAAACGTCTGCCATCACGTTTCATCTTAGCACGGAGGTATCCACCTAGGTAACCTTCCGAATATCCGCCATCGCCTGCCATTGCGTCCAGGCCTGTTTCTTTTTTATCTGTCAATTTGATTTTCTCCGAGTTAATGACGTGGATGTCAATTGTTAATTGTAAACTTATTTAGACGAGCTGTCAACAGATTCTGGCAGGTTATTATACCATTTCCATGCACTGTTGATGATTGTTTCTAGGTCACTGCGTTCTGGACTCCAACCTAGTGTACTGCTGGATAGCACAGTTCCAGCAACTAATCTAGCTGGATCTCCGGCTCGACGATCTCCGACCACTACTTCTACAGGTCCAACATACTGTTTTACTGCATCAATGATTTCCTGGTTGCTGTAGCCTCTTCCAGTGCCTAGGTTCAACATATAATGATTGCCACGTTGGCTATCACCAAAGCTCATGCAGTATTGGATAGCCATCATGTGAGCTTCTGCTAGATCTTCTACGTGTACATAGTCTCGAACACAGGTACCATCAGCAGTAGGATAATCTGTGCCATATAGTGTGAACTCTTTATGGTCTCTCACACTCTCTAGCAAACGAGCAATGATATGAGTTGCACCTGGTGCTTGTCCTAGCTCACCATCTGCATCTGCTCCACATGCATTGAAATATCTCAAGCTCATAGCAGTTAGTCCGTATGCACGACACATGTCAGTTAGCATGAGCTCAATCATGGCCTTGCTTTGTCCATATGGACTGAGTGGATTCCAAGGTTGGTTCACTTCAATGAGATCAACGTCGGGCTCACCGTACACAGCGGCACTGCTGGAGAATATCACAACAGGCGGATGTGGTAAACTCTTTAGTACAGACAAAAACATAGCTGTCTTGGCCACATTGTTTGTGTAGTACTCTGCTGGATCTAGTACGCTAGGACCAACAAGACTGGTGCCTGCACAGTGTACAACTGCACTGATAGCTTGATATTCTGTGAGTAATTTGAAACAGTCATCACTTGCATAGTCAGTCTCAATGAACTCGTGCATGTGTTTTATTGCATGCTCGCGCCTTACCCGATCAACGCCAACCACAGCATATCCTGTATCTTTAAGAAGTTTGCACACATGACTACCAATGTAGCCAGTTGCTCCTGTTACTAACACAGCAATCATCTTAAACGTCCCTGTCCATTTCGCCTGCTTCTTTGACCAAGCTCAATACTTCGTCCAGCGTGTTGCACAGGATCTTGGCATTCACATAGTCGCCTTTTTTGTTACGCCCACCAGCTTCTAGCATGAAGCCATTGTCGTACATGTTGACAGTAAATGATTCATTTACCTTGGTCAGCTTGTCGCTGAGTTTGTTTACTGATTTAGCTGTTGCCATGATTATTTCCTATCTCCAAAAAGTTGTAATAAATTCAAGAACAAGTTGATAAAGTCCATGTACAGTGTTAATGCGCCACGCACTTCTGCAACATTGCTGGCCTCTACACTGAGTTCTTCACGAATCTTTTGTGTGTCGTAGGCAGTGAGTCCTAAAAAGATAATGATGGCTAATGCTGAGATTACCATTTGCATAACTGTTGAACCAATGAAGATATTAACAATACTGGCAATAACAATAGCAATCAATCCTACGAACATAAACTTGCCCACGCTGTCCAGGCTACGTTTGGTAAAGTAACCATAGCCACTCATCACTCCAAACAATATGGCTGCACCCATGAATGCACTCACGATTGATCCCATGGTAAACACAGCAAATATCATGGAAAAGCTCAAGCCCATTAAGGCCGCAAATCCATGCAAACATAACTGTGCAGTACCTTTGCTGGGATTGTTACCCAGCACGTAGCTGATGCCAAAGATAGCCGCAAGTGGTGCAAAGATCACAATCCACTTCAACACACCTGTAAAAAAGAATGCCAGTAACTCTGGGGTGGTGCCCACAAAGTAACTAACAATCATGGAAACTAAAACAGCCAGGCTCATGTGTCCGTAAACACGGCCCATTGCTGAATTGATTTCCTCGGCTGAACGGTATGCAATAACCCCGCCGTCTGTATAATTTGTACCAAACATTTTATTCTCCTTTAAGTACTTGTAGCATTCTATACTGTTCAAACAGTTTTGTCAAGTCGACCCATCCACCTAGCCCATCTGCTATCTGCAGAGTTTGTCCATATGCCCATGACGCTGCCGCACGATGATACAATATTTGTGTGGTGCGATGATCAACTATGGGTGCAGACTCTATTAACATTTGTGACCATAGTTCCTGATCAGAACTTTGTTTCATGTGTGTGCTTGCGATAGTCTGTGCTCATGCGCCGCATACGCTCGCCTTTACCTTGCATGATGTTCACGATACGTTCAACTGTATTGTTGGTGTGATCACTGATACGGCCTTGGTTGGCATGCGGCCTGCGGATCAGCTTTTCCAGCTTGGTGATAGCATCCTCTAGACTCCAAGGAATATAAAGTCTGTCAGGACAGTTTGCAAAGGTTTCAGGGAAACTACGATAAGCAGGATAAAGTACATTGCAACCAAGAGTGTCCGCTTCTGATACAGTGTTTGAGACCCAATCTTGCAGAGCGCAATTAAAAAGCACACGAGTGTCATTAAGGAGACGATAGTAATCATTCTTCTCCAGGTCCTCATAGATTGTGAGCAAGCCACGTGCTTGTAGGTCTCTTGTACGAGCCATGTAGCTGTCGTTGTTGCTCTTTAGTTTGGCACCAGAGAACAAGGCAAACTCCAGCTTCTCACCTGGATGGCGTTCTGCCCACAGTTCAATTAGATCCATGTAAAAGTCTGGTTGCTTCTCTTGATCCCAACGTGCGGCAAAGCCCACTCGGAATGCACGTTGATCAAATGGTCGAAGCTCGCCGCCTGGCACACGCTCACGTACTTCGCTCTTGCCAAACGCAAGTCCGGAGATGTTGTAGATAGGAGCAGTCCAGCCTGCCACCTTCATGTGCATGACCATCTCTTCGTTGGTAGCAAGTACAGCACCACCAGAGATTGTGACAATATCATTGACCATGCGTTCATAGTCCATCATCCACCGGCCCATGCCCCAAACGTGTACAAAGTCATCTGGGTCAATTGCTTGTGCCAAACAGCGCACATAGATTTTGGGACGCAGGTTATCAGGAACTTGGTTGATGATGTAGCCAAGACTTTCAAAGCCTGGTTGGAACATGTCTTCAAAGTAGATCACATCCTCGCCAGTTACTTCGCCTTGTTGCATCATACGAACCAGGTTCATCGTCTGGCTCATGCTAAAGTAACTGCGACCATGTGCGTCCAGCACCTGACCCACAACAATCTGCTGACTGTTGTCTAGGGTCTCGCCGGGCACATAGACCACATCTAGTCCACGTGCATCAAACACACGCCGGTTCCACTCTGTGAGTTGCAGAGTATATCGAGCCTTGTAGCTCTCCAGGCCCATGTAGTATAGCTTACGCATTATCGATTTCCTGAACGATAGTTGTTGTATCCACGAGGACCATTGGTATCACGTGGTTTGAATTTGTTACGATCGTCTTCCTTTTGGAACCAACGATTCTTCACATACTTGCCATCACGCTTGCGCATGAAGTCTTGATAGGTGATACTGCGTTCGTTGTAGAGATCACGTTCATCAAAGATATACCCGTAGTTTACACAAAAGGTGCGTAGGTCCTCAAGATCATCGTAGATCTGCGATACTTCTGGCTTCATTTGTAGATATTTGTTGAGCCATTTTGGTTGTGCCATTTTAGTTTCTCCTATCAGGCGTTAAGTGTTTGTTCGGGGGTACGTGGATCGCGGTACACAATCTCACAGCCATTTTCATCATCCTCGCTAACACTGATAATAACATGTCTGCCAGGATAACGCAAGTTGATTTGGGAATATAGGTCGTCTGCAATCATTTCGCATGACTTGTAGTCAAGTGCTAGGACGGAACCGTTACCATTATACAGTGCCTCGAGCCATCGCTTGAATTGGATGAACTCAATATCTCTGTCGTTATGGAACACAGAGATGGCCACCTTGAAATGGAAAATATGGCGATGAGGATTAGCCAGGAACGCAACATCAGCCAGTTGTGGATCAGTGGCTGCTGCCGGATACTTATGTATACCTTCTTTTTGGAATCTCACCCAGATCATACGATCTGCCATGTGACTGTTGATGCCGGTTTGTTCTCGGTCTGACTGGGTGGTCATGCTAACAGTCCTTCGCACATGGTTTTGATGTGTGCTTCTTCTAAAAAGAATTGATAGGTGCTCGTGTTTACAACTTCACCTTGGTCGTTGTAGCACTCTCCAGTGAACTCTAGGCACTTGAGAGTGCTTGGGCTCACGCAGTTGAATACTTTTGCATGTAGTTTAAAAGCCTCTTCGTCTCTTATATAAAACTCTTTCATTTGATTACCTCATCTTGTGTGTATTTAGACCAGTCTGTGAATACAGCACGATTTTTTAGTTCGTGCAAACTATGACACCAAACACCAGGATTAGTTGCCTGGAAATCTTTGTCGTCAATCTTGATAGTTGTGTTATAATTGTAGAGTTTAGCATAGGGTAATTTTACACTGATCATTGGAATAAAGCGATCGTGGTCAATCAATGTGCCTTCTAGTAGACCTTCTGCCGCACTCACATCAACATCCAAGGTACACCAGGCGCCATGCATGAGGCAAACACCAATCATGTTTTCCCAGCGTGTCCATTCGTCACTGTTGTTAACTGCTAGATTGGGGAAACTTTGATTAGCACCAAAGTAGATATGCTCGCAGTTGTTTTTCTGTGCGGCCGCTGTGATTTCTGTTGAGTCCTGAACACCAACCACAAACAGAGTACGCATGCCATATGCAGGGCTGTGTTCTACTTCGGTACCAACAAAAAACTTTACACTGTCGTGTCCATCTCTATTCATTTGTTCTTTTCTTCCTGCTCTAGTTTGTTAAGGCGGGCAATCTCGTCTTTGTATTGTAGCTTCTTTTTCTTGAGTTCTGCAACCTTTGATTCGTCCGCATGTGGATGTTTTTCCATTTCATGCAGTTGTAGCTCTAGAACTCTGTGTGCTTCTTGTAGGTGTTTGATTCTAACTTCGTAAGATTCTATTTCAATCTCCTCTGTTTGCTCTTTCAAGAAGGTTCTCCAATGCATTTTCGTCCAAAGTTTCTTCCACTTCCTCATTTGTAGTCTCCTCTACCACTTCAAATAATACATCAAACATGGGTCTTGCGCTAAATGTTTTTTCGCCTTTGAATCCACGAGTTCCAATGATCTGATTCCAGTATCCTGTTTTGCTTGAATACATGGGAGTTTCAATGATATCCAATGCAGCCTGTTTGGTTGGCGCAGAAAATATACGTTCCACAATGTCTGTAAAGTACTCACCATCACCAGTGTCTAGCTCATGTCTCATCATGTAAGGATAACGCCCAGCATCAAATTCACGATTGGCACGTTGTACACTTTCAATATGAGTCCATACATTATGACCCATCAGTAGCATGTAGCTAAAACTATCCCAGGACGTTTTGCCTTCTTTGCCATTCTTGTTTAGATCACCTGGATTGTACACACAGATATCTTTCATTTGACACAGCGCACTAATCGGCGACTCATCAAAGTAGTGGATCAGTTTGTCCTGTAGGATAGCATCACGATAGCCACGAGTATCGGTAGCATACTTCTTGTCATCCACAATAGGACTCATCCTATAGGACCACTTGCCTTGGTGTGTGAGATCAATCTCGTGATACACCTGACCATTGGCTGTGGCGAGGAATGGGCTGGCACAATCAAAGGAGATAGTAAAATTCGGATTAACGTGTTTCCTAACAGCCCTTTGAATCACGGTGAGTAGCACAGCCCATTCCAACTTTGAAGTACCCAAGAAGTGCATCCAATCATGAACACCTTCTTGCAGTAGATTATCGTAGCGCAGTGTAACCAGTCGCTTGAGAATCAACTGTATGTCACACATGTTTTGTCCACCCATGGCCCAGCCATCAAAGTGTGTGTCGGGATATTTCACCGGATCACAATACTCTTTCATGATATCGTACCAGGCATCGGCGTTGGGATGATTATCACCTTGTAGCACGTTTAGAATACGTGTGCCGCCATTCTTGTAACCTTTACGGTTCTTCATGAAGTATTCGTTGTTGTACTTGGTAGCATCAACTGCTTGTGATAGTGTTTTAATGCCACAAGCATCACTGGCTTTCTTGTCATGGATGACCCAGGTCGGAATATCCAAGGTCATGGCATAGTCACTAATACCGTCTAACCATTTGAGAATAGCTGATCTTTTCTTTTCTGCCTTGGCACAGCCCGAGTTGGCTTTCCAGTCGCCTTCCCACAAACCCTTGGCAATCTGGAATCCACCCGAGTCACCCAGCATGAACGTGCCTGGCTCGCGAGCTCGTACCATGTCCTCAGACCAGTCTTGTTTGTTTAGGTCTAGGTTAGCATGTCCACCGGAATACAAACTCCACTTGTATGGAAACAATGCTTTAGAACTGTTGAGCCAGTTCATCTGTTCCATGTCTGGCATGCCTGTGGGCATACGTGTGGGTTCTACATAAGGACCGTTTACTAGATCTCTTTGCTTGCCCACAAAGGTAGCATAGAAACCAGAGATAGCCGGAAGGAACACAGCATAGTCATTCTGCTTGGCAGTGAAATTATCTTGATTAGGCTGGTTGCTCATTCTTTTTTTCTTCTAGTGTTAGTATGTCCATGATCTTAAACTGCTCGTAGGCTTGTTTAAGACCAGGATGGCGTTCCATGCGTTGCAGAAGATCACGTTCTTCTTCCATCTTGTACCTAACCCATTTAATGGCTTCTTCGGCAGTGGGCTCTAGTCCTACTGTGGCATAGCTGGTACTCAAGTTGAGCCAGCTTGATCCGTCAAACACCTGCAGGTCTGTTCCATTGATGCGCATCATACCTTGCATGGGATTGTTTACGTTTGGGCTAACATACGGAACACTGGTATTACCACCAGTTACTGTTATGCCGCCAACGCCTTGCAAGCCTTTGATCATTTCTGGTGTGCTGGTAGCAGATATGTGTATGCGCAGATACCACTGTCCACAGTGATCTGTAGCACACCTTCATCGCTGATCTTGAGATGCTTGTCACCAGCCAGTCCAAGGATACTGATCACAGCGCCAACTGGCCAACACCAGTTTTTAGTGAATGTACCACTTACCCCGTCAGCAAACACAAAGTTACCTGCATGGCTTGAGTGATCACCAAAGTAGAACTTCAACTGGTTGTTTTCAATCTTGGGTGCAAAGGTTGTTTCTTCACTGTTTGCTGCCGCTTGGTATTTCATCTTTTGGAAACTTGCCACAGTTGGAGTAATTTCCACAGTCCACTTGACCTGCTTCATCTTTACTGTTTTTAGTTTGTCGTTAACAACTGCCGCTTCCATAAAGCGATAATCATTCTTGAAGTCACCGTTCTTGTTTTCAAAGTGGATACCAACGGCAACAGTGTCTGGTCCTTTGACCTGTGTGTTGATACTGAGTTTGGCATCTTCTCGGTATTCAGGAATACCAAGGATAGTGTTTAGCTTGCCCAGGTTAGGCATACCGAATGTGCCCACAAACTCTGGTACAGGATTGTTAAATTGTGCTTGTACGATAACACTACGATCCTCACTCAGTGAGTCAAGGGTGGTTGTGTTAGCATCCCCAGTTACTTTAACTAGGTCAATAAAACCTAGGCTGTGTGTATGTTGTACGATGTCTTGTAAATAATCTTTCATTGAGATTCTCCTATAGGGTTGATTTTAGATGATGTATTTAGATTTGTCAACGGCATTGAGTAAATTATTCAAATGTAAACAGGCTATCAAATGTGGTTGCAATATCTGTGTTCTCTGGAATCTTCCAGTCCAACACACCCAGCAAGTTTTCTACCTTTTGATCCACAATGGTTGTTTCCATCAGCGCATCATCAAACGGCAGTTCTTTGAACCAGGCAGGAATGTGTGACTCATCGGTTGGATAGCCCACAGACGTATAGCCCAATGCATTGTCTTTGAGCTTGCACACAATGGTTTTCATGCCATCAACAATGCTTTGGCTGTAGTTGTCGCCATGCATGCGTTTGAGGTTGTTCCAGTTCATGGCTGCTCGCACATGCCCTGGCATGTTGGCACGACCCAGCCTTGCTTCTTCGGCTGAATACTTGGTCAAGTTGTTCACACGTTTGGGTGTGCCTTTTTCCCACGCAGGCCGGCTTTGGAAAGCAATCTTGAAGTCACGCACCTTGTCATAGATGCCTTCCTTCTGTCCGCCTGTTAGCACATCCAACAGCAGTTCACTCAAGAAGTCTTGCACAACCTTGGGAGTGTCTGAACGCTTCAGATCCAAGCCCATGGCCTTGACCTTGCCTGGCTTGCCATGTGTGTCCAGCCTATTGCCTTCAAGGTCATAGATCAATAGTGCATAGCGTTTCTTCTTGATAAACAAACTTTTCTCAGCCACCAGTTCTCTACCACCTTTGATCAGCTCACCCATGCTACGTGGACAGTGACAGGCCCGTTCCATAAAAGCAGGGAAGGAGGCGTTCACTTGATCTGCAATATTGTCGTAGAGTTGAACACAGATGCTTTTGTTCCACTCCATCCTGCCAGCTTCAACATCTTCCTTGATCGCCGGCCACGCACTGAAGTACGCAGAGTCAGTGTCTCCATAGATGATACTCTTGCCCACATGATCGTATTCCCCAAAGATGCACTCATTGATATAAGCATCCATGTGCCTAGCAATAATTCGTCCAGTGAGTGTGGTACTCTGACCAATTCTTTTATCGAAGAAACGACAACCTGGGTTGAGGATGGCTCCGTAGAGACTGTTAAGGTTAATTTTCTTGACCAGCTGTCGTTTATCCCAGAATGCTTTGTCTTCATCTGTAGTTGCATCCTTCTTCTTGGTCTGCATCTCTTGACGTTCACGATACCAGCGTTCTAGTAAACCTGGGATAATGCCTTTCTTTTCATGGGTCATGATAGTGCCGTTGGCAGTAAGGATCCAGGGTCTGTTGCTGTCAAATATCAGCCGCCAGATTTCTGCCGCACTATGCACTGTGGGCGCTTGGCCTTCCCAGTCAATGGTAATTTCTGTGCCTGCCTGTGTTTCCATCACAGCAGTGTATTCAAGGGTGCCAAACATGTTTTCCCAGGCATCAGCAAAGCTAGAACCCGAGTCCATCTTGTCCTTGATATACTTGTCGGTCATTATCGGCCGGAGTTGGCCAACAATCGTTTCTGGGCCCATGTTGCAGGCTCTAATAGCCGAGGGATAGAGCGAGTTAATGTCAATTGCGCCAACCCAGTCGTGCATTCCTTTTTTGGGGAAAGCAACATAGGCACCTGCGGCTTGCGTGTCACCTTGATCATCTCTATTTCTCCTGTTAGGTACAATCAACCCAAGTTGATGTGCTTCGTTAATAATAGCTTGCTCGGTAACTGCCACAGCACCCATGGTGGTCTGTAGCAACACGGTATTTTCATGTGCCAGCACGTTGGCTAGATCCAAGAACTTTAGTTTCTTGTCCAGCTTGTTCAACAGCATGGTATCTTGTCTGTTGTACACAATAAACTCTTTGAAGTCTTTGTTGTACAGCTGATCCAGTGTGCCTTCATACTGTGTCTTGCGCTCGTCTAGTTCATACTCTGAAATAGCATCCAGACTATAACTGTGACGTTCTTCGTATGTGTACTTGCGATACAACTGCATGTAGTCAAGATGCACACGACCCACAAGATCAAACGTGAGTGTTTCGGCACCAAAGCGTTCAAACATACGTTGCTTAGGCACCTGCCCCCATAGGCACATTCTGCGTGTGTCATCCTTACTGAGCACACGAGTGATACGCATTGTGGTATAGGGAATATCAAAGCCTTCACTGTTCCAACCACTCAGGATGTCTGCATCGTCAATGAGATCCAAGAAACTGTTCAGTAGATCTTCTTCACGTTCAAACAAGAAACAGTTTTCAAACTGATCGCAGATCTCTTGTGCAGTTTCCCAGCTCATGCTCTTGGGTGGAATCACCAGAGTAATAAGTTTTTCCATCCAGTCCAAGTACAACGAAATAGCAGTGATAGCATTGAATGGGTCTTCTGGTTTTGAGAAGCCTCGCAGTGGATCAAAGTCCACCTCAATGTCAAAGAACGCTGTTTGCAGTTTGGGACTTGTGGAATTTAAGTAGTTGGTCTCAAGGCATCTGTGTATGGGATTGATATCGCTTTCCCAGATGCGTTTGTTGCTGTTGACACGCAGTTCCTTTTGATACTCTTTGTTGTTGCGTGAGTGGAATCTGCTTACAGGTGTTCCATAGATTGTGCGGAACTTGCCTCTAGGGTCGTCATAGTAAAATATGTATTCGGCTGGGTATTCTCTATACTCCCTCTTGCCGTTCACACGTTCTACCACATGTATACGATCTTTTGCTCGATCGTAGAGAGCGTCTACATAACTCATATTTTTCTCCTTTGTGCGACTTTGAGCTCACACACACTCTACCTGCCGTTTCATGTCCGGCGCGACAAAATTATTTATTGCATTAACATTCTTGCCAAACCTACTGAGTCGATTGTGGTAAGAAGGATGTAATTAGCCAGCATACCAAAGGAACCGCGACTATAAGCACACCCAGCGTATATAGCACAACCTGCAATCCAGACTGGGTACATGTAAAGAAGGGGTGGATTAGGCACGGTCGCGGCCATAGTGATAGAACAGCCAATAGATATAGCCCAAGCAAGGACCTCAAAACAAAAACGAACTCGATCGCTTTTGTAATCTTCTCGGATCCAGTTAGCGGTTCCACTTAATATATCATTCATTAATCTGCATGCCTTGTGATAAAATTAGTTCTAATGTTTTGAGCGCCAAAATATTCTTTTACAGTCTGGATGACTGTTTCAATATCAAATTTTTTACAACTAAACACATCAAAGTATGCGGTATAGTTTGGCTCAATAAAGTGCCCTGTAATGTTACTGGTTGTTATCAACTGCATTAGGCTGTAGCCTTGTTTAGGATCATTGGGTAATAGAAATTCAATTATAGGATCTCCATGAGGTGTCATGTCTATCCGTTGCACAAGATCTTTAACAAAAGCCGCAATGTTCTCACGGCTTTTGATACCTTCGTTACATCCACTGCAATCAAGCATCAAGTGATAACCAAAATATTTCAAAGAGTCTTGCCTACGGTTTCAAGTATAGTGTTAAGCTCTTCGTGGTCTTGGTTGTGTTTGCCCAGTTCGGCCTTGTGTGCAATACGCACTGCCTTTTTTAGCACAGCAGGTTTGATTTCCATTTCCTCTGCAATGGCTTTAATTGTGTCGTTAAGGCCTTCGTTGAGAGTTTCAACTTCTTGCATGACCTGCATGCCTTCATTGATAAGTTGAGTAAGTTTTGCTTTTTCGGCTGAGCCGAACATACGTGCTGACATTGAATATCCTCCAGTTGATTAATTATACAGTTTGTTTTAAGAATTAGCAACTCGCAGTTTCGCCAATCTTGCCTTTTCAAGAATCTTGATATAGACCCAGCCTATGTCAAGTTCAAACCAGCGTCTGCTCAGCCGCGGATTAGCAGCGTCAAGATGGTGATTGCTGTGAAGCTCTTCACCGCCAACGACAATGCCAAAAGGAACCAAATTTCTACTTCTGTCTCTAGTCTGTCCATTACGATACCCCCACCAGTGTGCAAGACCATTTATAACTCCCGCGGCCCAGAACGGGATCCAGAGCATCTGTATGCCCCATAGTACTAATCCTAAGATGCCAAACAACCAGAGATTGATCAGCAACATGATCATGATGCCTAGTCTGCTGTGTTTTGCGTACACATTGTTTTCCATCCAGTCAT